AAGAAGAAAAACAAAAAAGCAAAAATACCATATTCTCTTTACAGTGCTGTTCTAGGTATTCCTCTTGCAGGAAAATTAGGATCGGTGGCACTTTCACAGGAACAAACAACAAACGAGGAGCCGCAAGCAATGGCTGAAGGCGGAATGCTAGACGAAGGCGGTACTGTTGATCCAGTATCTGGTAATGATGTTCCTGCAGGATCATTGCAAGAAGAGGTCAGAGATGACATTCCTGCACAACTAAGTGAAGGTGAATTTGTTTTCCCTGCTGATGTTGTTCGTTATATTGGTCTTGATCGTCTGATGGAGCTTCGTCAAGAAGCGAAGCAAGGTTTGCAGAAGATGGATGCCATGGGTCAGATGGGCAACTCAGAAGAGGCTGTCATGTCCGATGATGTGCCCCACGAGGCAATGCAATTCCAACAAGGTGGTATGGTACCAGCATCGAACATTCCTTCGTTCTACGGGCAACAGCAACCTGCTTACATGCAACCCGGAGCAGTACAAACTGCTGTTCGTTATGCTGGTCAGCAACAAGCTCCAACACAATCTGTGTATCAGCCACAGCAGTTTCAACAGGTAGCCGCCATTGGACCTCAGCCTGTTCCCCGTCCAGTACAGCCTGTACAACCAACACAGCCGACACAAGCACCGATACAACAAGTAGCACCGACAGCTAAAGTACCCTACGAAATGAAAAGGTACAGAAACGCTGAAGGTAATGTCATCTATATCCCGTTTATGAATGGTGTTCCCCAGTTCCCAATTCCGGAAGGTTATTCAGAACAAAGTCGGATGGAAGCGATTACTGGCGAAGAAGAAACTGAACCAACTCCTACTGAAACTAAGGTAGAGACCGCAACTGTTAGGGGCGATGAGGGCGGTAGTGGCCGTGATGATCAAGATACTTCGCCAACCGGGACTGCAAAGACAGATCCTGTGATGGGCATTGCTCGTGGGTTCTCTGAATTAAATCCGAATAGTACTGTTGCAACTAATGTCGATAAATATAAATCAGCACAGATTAAAGGGTTGGCTGGTGCGGCATTAGGAGTGTTCTCCGGAAACCTACTGGGTGCTGGTGTTTCATTGTACCGCATGAACCAAAAGATGGATGAATATAAGAACGCCGCATTTGAAGGACTGCCAGATGCAGTTAAACAGCAATTGCAAGTGACTGCCGGTGGCGGATACGCAGATGTGGCAATGAAACAATTCATTCCCGGACAAAAAGAATTTATAACAACTGATCAATTTACTGATGCTGATGCACAAGCGGCATTCAAAGAAGCGAAAGCGGCTGGTGCATCTGACGCACTAGCGGCGGCTCTTGCAACATCAACTGGTGCATTCCGTGGCGATACTTCAGGAATGGACTTAGGCGGTTTTGAGTCTTCCATTGCCAAGGAATATGGTACAGATGTAGGTTCTGCACAGACTGCAATGATAGGTCAGCAATTGGAAGGATTTACTCAAGAAGAGTTAGACGATTTTTACGGACAAGAGGCACCGAGTCGAGGACGATCATTTACTGAATCGTCTAGATTAGGCGGTTATGATGATCCTTCTTACGCTGATATAGAAGCGGCAGATGCTCCTGTTGATAGAGTAGGCGATGCCGCCGCCCGTGAAGAAGAAGGCGGTCCCATGGGACGAGTTGATAGAGGTGGCTCATTACGAGATTCAGTAAATCGTGCCGGTGAGAGTGTCAGTCGTTCTACTACTCGTGGTGGAACTGAAGTTACTACAACTACAGATACTACAACGGGACGTTCTTCTAGTTTCATCGATAGTGATGGCGACGGAGAGAAAGATTCTAATGAAAAAGGCGTTGTAACTGATCGTGACGGTGACCCTGTTACTAACACAGAAGGAGAAGCTGTCACATCAAGATCAGATGATGATCGGGGTAGCGGAAGGGATGACGATGGTCCGGGAAGTGATCCATCAGATGATGGCCCAAGCGACTCTTTTGGTGGTGACCGTGGCTCAGATGGATGGGGGGAATAATAATGCAATTTACTGAAGAATTTTTTGCTGAGATACAGAAACAATATTCTCTTCTAGAAGAAAAAGATAAACAAGTAATTAGAGAATTCTTGCATAATTCAAAGGCTTCAAAAATAATGAGAGATGCGTTTGGCCCTCAATACGAAGAGGTTGTGCGCATGGTAAATCGTCCAAGTAAAAAGAAACGAGGTCTTGCGGCACCTCGTTAATATCGAGCCGCTATTTAACTGGCTACCTAACGCCCTCAAAAGCTACCGTTAGCCCCAGACAAAAGAGGAACTTATGTCTACAACCACAACCGAAATGACTGAAAAGGTCGAACAAGTAAAAGTCGCATCTGGCTTCGGAAAGAGAAACGCAAATAAAAAGCGTATTGAAGAGGAAGAAGCTGAGCTTGAAGCACTAATCAAAGCGAATAAGCCCTCTGAAGAAGACGAAGAAAATCAAGAAGTTGAAAGTGATTCTTTAGATGAAACATCAGAAGATTCTGAACCTGAGAGCGCAGAGGAAAAAACCTTTAAGAAAAGGTACGGCGATTTGCGCCGACATGCGCAGAAGAAAGAGAATGATCTTCAGAAACAAATTGATGAATTAAAACAACAACTTGAAGCATCAACTAAAAAAGAACTTAAGTACCCCAAATCAGAAGAAGAGCTTTCAGCTTGGATGAAGAAGTATCCAGACGTTGCAAAGATTGTAGAAACAATTGCAATGAAGAAAGCAAACGAGACTGCTTCTGATTATGAGAGCAAGTTTAAAGCTATTGATGAAATGAAGTTGGAAGCTCAGCGTGAAAAGGCTGAAGCTGAATTGATGCGAATACATCCTGACTTTGAACAGATTCGTGACACAGATGAATTCCATACATGGGTTGAAGAACAACCAAAGTGGATTCAAGAAGCGTTGTACGACAACGATACGGATGCCATGTCTGCCTCACGTGCAATTGATTTGTACAAGGCTGACAAAGGAATTAGCAAAGGCAAGAAATCCTCTAAGGACAAAGATGCCGCAAAGTCGATTGGCACAAGGTCACAGCGTTCTTCTCCAGAAGGAGATGAATCTAAGTCCTTCATTAAAGAATCTGATGTTGCCCGTTGGTCAGCAGTTGAATACGAAAAACGTGCAGACGAAGTTGCTGAAGCAATTCGATCTGGTAAGTTCGTTTACGACTTAAGTGGATCAGCACGTTAATTTAAAAAATGTGTTGACAAATAAAATTTTCTGGATATAACTATGTTCAGAATATTGTGGCCCCGTAAGGATACCCACACCTAACCCGAAATAAGATGAACTGTTATTTTAACTTCTGGCCGGTTGTTAGAATAGCAGGAATTCTTATTTCACCTTCACAGAACACCCAAACTACGCAGGCCGTATGATCACTTTGGCCGGTGAATATACCACCCTGCTGTTAGATGGCCTCTGGCGAAGTTACGACAAATTTATCCCTAAGCTACTATAAGGAGATGTCATCATGGCATTTACAAGTGCGGCGGGCTATGGAAATTTGCCTAATGGTAACTTTAGCCCCGTAATCTACTCAAAGCAGGTACAGCTTGCTTTCCGTAAGTCTTCTACTGTTGAAGACATTACTAACAACGACTACTTCGGTGAAATTGCCAATGTTGGTGATTCAGTGAAGATCATTAAAGAGCCTGAAATTTCAGTTCAGTCTTACACTCGTGGTGCTCAAATCACAGCGCAAGATCTCGACGATGAAGATTTCTCTCTTGTGATCGACAAGTCAAACTACTTCGCATTCAAGATCGACGACATTGAAGAAGCGCACTCACACGTGAACTTCATGCAAATGGCTACAGATCGTGCGGCGTATCGTTTGCGTGACCAATATGACCAAGAAGTTCTTGGCTACCTGTCTGGTTATGCTCAGTCTGCTTTGCATTCTGCTGGCGACACTGTCAACACAACTGTAAACGGCACCAAGGCTGTAGCAACTGCTGGATCTGATGAGCTTCTCGCTTCTATGAAGTTAGACTCAGTTGACTTCGGCGTTACAGATAGTGGCGCAGGTAAAGCTGTAGACATTATTCCACGCTTACCGGGTGCAAATGCTATTTCAGCGGCATCAATTTCTCCACTGCAGGCAATCGCTCGTATGGGCCGTTTGCTGGATCAGCAGTTTGTAGATACTAATGGTCGTTGGTTAGTCATTGACCCAGTCTTCTTGGAGACTTTGAAAGACGAGCAGTCTAACTTGTTCAACTCAGACTTTGGTGGACAAACTGGTGGCCTGCAAAATGGTCTTGTTATTAACAACTTGCACGGCTTCCGTGTATATGTTTCTAACAACCTTCCTGCAGTTGGTACTGGTCCTGCTGTTGCATCTACAACTCCACAGGCAACCAACTATGGTGTTATCGTAGCTGGTCATGACTCATCTGTTGCTACTGCTCAGCAGATCAACAAGACTGAGACTTACCGTGATCCAGACAGCTTCGCTGACATCGTTCGTGGTATGCACCTGTATGGTCGCAAGATCCTTCGTCCAGAGTCAATCGTAACATTGCGTTACCAAACTGGCTATTAATAGGAGGAACTTATCATGGCCGCTGGAACTATTTCAACATTGGCAGTTGACGCTCGTGGTACGAGCACAACTCCTT